GACCTGTTACCGGGTCGGGGGTCTTGGTATCGATCAGGAGGCCGGGTAGCCGTGGCACACTACACCCGCTTCAATTGTGACACTACCACACTTTCACGGTATCCGCTACTCAGCATCTGCGCGTGTCGCCACTTGTGCTCGGTGCGCTTTCTGTAGCTTGGCGGTGGCTTTGACGGCGGCGGCGAGGTCGCCGTCGATGGTTGCGTCCATGGTGTCGCGCCGCTCCATGAGCTTGACGACGACGCCCACGGTCTCGGGATCGCCTTGGGAGGCGAGGGGCCAGAGGGCGGCGCTCATCTTGTCGAGGCGGCGGGCTTCTACGTCTGGGTCGTAGTCGCGCGGGTCTTGGCGCTTGCCGGCTTTGATGAGGGCCTTCACGTCCTTGACGGTGGTGTCGAGCATGTCGGCGATCTTGGCGACGCTGAGGCCGGCGGTGGCGAGGTCGAGGGCGCGCAGCGCGCGGTCATCGTCGCTCATGCTGCGCCTTGCTCGCGGTCGAGGCGGTCGTGGACTGCGCGCACCTGGTAGAGGGGGCCGGGCTGCGTGGGCACGTGGCCTCGGTGTGCCCACTGCCTGAGCCGGTCGTGGGAGAGGGCGGGGAACGCCTGGGAGAGGGTCTGCCAGTCCACATAGATGGCAGGGTTGCGGGTGTTGCGTAGAACGTCGTTGAGGGCGACTTTTCGGGTCATGGCTTGATCTTCCTTATCTTGGTACCACCTGTCGCAGCGCTCGCACGAGCCGTGTTCGGGGATGCCGGTAGGGGTGGGGTCGGTTGTGATGTCGCCGCCGCAATTGGGGCAGGTGCCTATCACGGCGGGGGTGTGGCCGGTTGCTCGTGCGAGGACGCGCCACGTGTCGGTGATGGTGTCGGCGAGCGCTTCCCAGTCGGCGGCGTGCCCCTGCGCCCACGTGACGGTGCCGATCAGGTAGGGGAGGGTGGACCGGCGGGCGGGGGCGGGTTCGCTGCGTTCGTCGGCGAGTTGCAGGGCCCAGGGGTGGAGGATGTCGAGGACGCCGCGGCTTGTGCGGATGCCGGCGGGCCCGTCGTCGGTGGTGTCGATGAGGGCGGCGAGGTGGTAGGGGAGGCCCCCGCCGGTGCCGTTGTGGCCGCCCGAGGCGGGGCGGGGGGAGTGCAGGCCGGTCGCAGTGTGTGCGGCGTCGTCGAGCGCGGGTAGCCAGGCGGCGATCTGCGCGAGCATCTGCATGTGCGTGGGCATTGGCGGGGGTCTCCCTTCCGATTTTAGAGGGGTGGCGGGTGGTGATTAAAACGGGGGTTCGCCCTGCGTGGGCTGGTTGGCCCAGGGGCTACCGCCGCCGGGCTGGCCGGTGACGTTGCCGGGCGCGGGGGCGGGGCCGCGTGAGGCCTGGTATTGGCGGCGGGCGGCGGTGGTGCCCAGGAGGCGCGGGTTCAGGACTTCGTGGGCTTCGCGTCGCTGCCCGTCCTTGCCGGTGAAAGCGACGAGCGCGAGGGTTCCGGCGACGCTGATCCCGTCGCCCTTCCGGCATGTCTCTGCGACCCAGGAGTAGCGTTCGCCCCACAGGGCGGCGCGTACCCAGAACGGCTCGCCTGCGTCCTCCCAGTCGCCCGTGGGCTTGCCGTCCTGGCCCCTGCGCTGCCTGCGTGGGGTTGCGCAGATGCGCAGTTCGGTGACTTGCTGGCCGCCCTGGGTCCACCTGACGTCGGGGTCGGCTCCGAGGTTGCCGGTGATCGTTGCTTCGATTGCCATGATTGATGTGTCCTTTTCGTTGATTTCACGCCGATTGTCGGGCGTGTGGTGGTTGGTGTGTGGCCGCGAGCGCGTTTATTGCCCGTCCGATCGATTCGCTGTGCGGCGTTTTGCGGGCCTTTCAGACCCTCGGGTGGGTGTGGGTACCGCCGGGGGGATGTTCGCCCGTCAGCGGCCCGCCTGAGGCTCACGGCGGGGTGTTGCCGCGTCGAGCATGGCCTGCCACTCGGGCGGCGGGGGCTGGGAGGGCAGTTCGCGGCGCTCGCGTGGCGTGCGTTGGATGGCGTGCCAGGCGCGCGCTTCGGCCTGGGTGGCGTCGAGGCCGGCGCGGATGGCGCGGATCTGGGCTTTCTTCCAGGCTGCCCAGTCGCCGGGGGTGTCGGCGAGCTCGTCGGGCGGCTCTGGCAAGCCCATGCGGACGGCGGTTTCGAGCCTGGCTTTGCCGAGGCTGCGCCAGCGGCGGTTGATGTCCGCCGGCATGACCCAGGCGCGCTCGTCGCAGTAATGCTCACCAACGATGCGCAGGGCATCCGTGAGGGGCATGTCCCGGTCAAGCGCCTCGGCCCATGCGAGCGCGGCGGCCTGGTCGGGCTGGCGGTTGTCGTAGGCAGCGGCCTTGGCGAGGACTTGGGCGGCTTCGGTGTGGTTCATGCTGCGCCTCCTTCGATGGCGATCAGGCTGGGCTGGTTGGTGGGCGTGTGGTTGGGGTCGAGGCTCTCAGCGAGGGCCAACCAGCCGTTGACGCGCTCGCTGGTCGTGCTGCGCGGGGCCTGGCCTCGTGCGGGCTGCGTGTGCTGTTCCTGGCAGCGCCTGGCCCAGTTGCGCCACGTGGCCGCCCAGTCGGTTTTGCGGCCCTTCGCGCCGGGCTGCGCGGTCCAGTAGTCGCGGAACCGTTCGACCTCGAGGAGATTCGCCGCGGCGGGCGCGTTGACCTTGGTCCAGGCAATGAGGGCATCGTCTGGCACCCAGCCGTCGGGCAACCGCGTGCCCCTGGCCTTCGATGCCTTCGAGGGCTTCGAGGTGTTCGCGGTTGCCGGGGCCGCGTCAGCGGCGACGGTCTGAGTCTCAGCGACAGCGGGAGTGAGGCTTTCGGATGAGGGGGAAACTAAAAGGGGAGTAGTAATAGTTTCTTTTCTCTTTTCTCTTTTCTCTTTGTCCCGCGTGTCACGCACTTTGTCACGCCCCATGTCACGCCCCATGTCACGCGTGACATTGCCCTGCGTGGGTTGTTCGGACTTTCGCGCGCGCTCGCGGGCTTTTCTCGCCCTCGCGGCGGCTCGTTTTGCATCGTTTTTCGCCTGGGTGTCACGGTATGGGGCGTTCCATTTGAGCCAATTTGTCACGCTCACGTCGGCGTGACTTTTTGTGACAAGACCGTGACTGTCACACTCTGTCACGCGTGACATGGCGTCGGGGATACCGAGGCGGTTGACGGCGACCTCGAGGGGGATCACGCCGTCGGTCTCGGGGTGCGCAGCGCACCAGGCGAGGGCGCGCACGTACCACAGCTCGGCGTCGGTGCCGACGGCGATAATTGCCGGGTCGTCGTAGTAGGCGGCTGCGAGCGCCGCGTAGCGGCCAGGCCGCTTGAAGCCGGTGCGTGCCATTAGCTTGTCCTTTCGTCCGGCTCTATACGGATCTCTATTTGCTGGTAGTCGGCGAGGTGGAAGCCGCTGATGTCTGCGATCACCCACCCGTCGGGAATGGTCTGTAGGGCTTCGATGAGTTCGCCGGGGGCGACCCGTGCGCCGTGTTCGATGCGGATCGTTAGGAGCTCTGTGCGTCGGGTGTCGATCATTCGCGGGCCTCCTTTTTCGGTGGCTGCGTGTAGTAGGTGATATCGACGCACTCGCTGTAGCCGCGCGAGATGCTGTCGATGGTGAGGATGCGCGCTGTGAGTGGCAGGGCGTTGATTTCTCGGGCGAGCTGGTTGGGGCTGATGCCGAACGCGGCGTTGAAGCTGATGCGCTTGTGGTCGATCTTCCGGGGCATTACTGTTCATCCCAAGGCATGTGGGTGGTGTAGTAGATGTCGACGCGACGAGTGGGGATCGGGCCGTCGTCGGTGGTGACACGCATTTCGACGATGTCCGAAAAACTGGGCATCCCGTCGAGTAGTTTTCTCACGGTTTCCGGGAGTATGGGATCGTCCTCGGCGATGGTGATCGACGTGTACTTGTCAGGCGTGCGGGTGATAGCCATGTCAGTTGTCCTTCTCGGCGGGTTCGCGGTAGGTGATGACGAGTCGGCGCGTGCCCGTGAAGGGGGTCTGTAGGTCCACGGTCATGTCGTCGATGACTGCGCCGGGCTTGAGTTGTGTGAGGAGGGCGGTCACCGCGGCGGCTGCGACGCCGTCGGCGAGGGCGAACGTGATCGTGAACTGGCCTCGCGTGTAGTGCTTCATGGGGTCTCCTAGTATCTGATGTCGTACGTGCGATACGTGAGCGTGAGACGTTTCGTCCGTGGCAGTGGGCCGTTTGTGATGGACATGTACTCAATCGCTGTGCCTTTGCGGATCTGTTCGAGCATGTCAATCAGGCGCTGCGTGTCTAGTCCGATCAGCGGGTCGAACGTCATCATGAGTTGGTCGAGGCGGTGCGGGGGGATGTTCTCGGGGTCCGGATTAATCATTGGCGGGTCTCCTGTTCCTGAATTATGAGGGTCACCGTGTGCGTGCCCTTGGGGGCTTTCTGTGGGTCGCGCTCAAACGCGACGCTCGGGATGTGTGTGTGGTCGTCGTCGTCCCATACGCGGGCGTCCACGAGGCCGTCGATGATTGCTTTCACCGTTTTCGCGGCGTTCGCTGGGTCCGCGCGCGTATGCGTCGGGTAGCCGATCACGGCGGTGACCGTGGACGCGCCGAGCCGCTTGCCCGCTGCGCCGGTGATGCGTGCTTCGCTGGCTGCGAGGGCGCGCAACATGCGTGTGCGTCGCATCCGGGTTGACCATTGGAGGCGTTGGTTGGCGGTGAGCCATACGGCGGGGTGCAGGGTGGGGGTGAGGCGGATCATTGGTCGCCTATCTGCGTGAGGCCGGTTGCGACGGCGTGCGCGGCCTGCAGGGGCACGGTGCCGGTCTGTAGTAGGCGCAGCCGTTCGGCGCGGATGAGGGGCAGGCTCGGCGTAGACACGTAGCCCACGGGTAGGCCCATCATCCACTCGATGAACGCGAGCGTGGCGCTCCCCTGCGTGTCGTGCGTCGGGGTCGTGTATATGGGGTAGGGGTAGGGTTCGCCGGTGACTTTCGCCCAGTGTTCGAGGGCGAGTGTGCGGCCCTTGTCGGGGTGGCCGGCGAGGTCGTCGAGCGCCCACTGGTAGGCGGTTTCGACGAGGCGCGTGTCGTCCACTTCGGGGGTTGGCCAGAGGGCGCCCGTGCATCGGTCGGCGTCCAGGTACGCGGCGTTTGCGGCGGGTGCGTCGCAGTCTTTGCGTGCGGCGATCACGTACGCGCGGTATCGCACGTGTGGTGCGCCCACGTCGTACGCTCGCACGACACGCCAGGCCGCACGGTATCCGCGCGCGTTCAGGTACTCGCAGATCGGGCGGGCCTGGGCTCGGGTAGCGGTTGCCTCGACGATGACTAGGGGGGGCTTGTATCCGCCGCCGATCAGGGCTCCGCCAGTTACAAGCCAGTCAGCGAATCCGTTGATGGTGAGCACGTCCACCATCGGGGGAATCGCGTCGATGACGACGTGCGCGCCCGCGTACGGGTGGTGGTAGCGCATGATCGTTCGCCCCGCGTAGTCGGGCTTCTGGCCGGGGTGCGCGTGCCACGCGAGCGTCGCACCGCCCAGCGCGGCTGCCACGCCGATAGGGAGGCCACCGTAACCGGGGTTAATCGCCCCGATGATCAATTCTGCGTTCATTCGAAGTCCTCCTCGGTGATCGGCTCGCCGGGGTGTGTGTACCAGGTGCGGAAGTCCGAGGGGGTGCGGTTTGAGACGCGCATCCTTCCGGGGGTGGCGACGATCATGTCGTCTTCTGCGGCCCACACGGCGGTGCCGGGCCCGGTCAGGTAGATCACGCCGTAGTCGGTGCAGGCGACCGCCTTGTTGGCGATCTTGGCGATTTGAGCCGCGTTGTCGCGGGTGAGGCGGACGGCGCGCACCATGACGCGCTCCTGGTATGTGCGCACGTCGTCGAGGCCAGCCAGCGGGTCTTGCGTGTTGTTCATTTGTCATACTTCCTTACAGTCTGTGTTAATTGCCGCACCGCGAGGGCGGCTTGCTGAGGCACGACCCCGTTGCCGAGGAGTCGCAGTTGGTGCTCGCGGGGCAGGGCGAGGTCAGGGCCGGTGACGTGCCCGTCGGGGAGCCCCATCATCCATTCCACGAACCGGGCGGATAGCTGAGGTTTGCCTCCTGCCCGCCGCGAGGGTGCCGAGGGAGGCGGGGCTGACCTGCCCGTGACCTGTTCCCATCTGGCGATAGCCGACGCGTAGTGTCCGTAGGTAGTGGGGAGTGCGGTAGCGGCCTCGTTTAGTGTCGGCCCATATCCGGCGCCTGAGTAGGCGGCGTTCACCGCCTGTGGCGTGGGGAGAAGCTGCACTGCCTGTGTGAGGCTGTGGCCGGTGCCGTCCTGGTGTCTGCCCGCCTTGTGGTCGGATGCCGTGGGCGTCGGCATTAGAGTGCTGAGACTTGGTCCTGTAGGCTCACGGAGTGGCCGCCCGCCCGGCGTTTGTCGGGGTCTTGCGGCCCGCCGCATGTCCCAAGGTTGGCCGTCGGGGTAGCCAATAAGGAAGAATCGGGATCGCTGGTGCGGGGCGCCTGCGTCGGATGCGCGTATAACTGCCCAGCGACAGTCGTACCCGATTGTGGCCAGGTCTCCTGCCACACGTCCGGCTGCCCTGAGAGCAGGTCCAGCTGATTCAGCTCCCAGCATTCCCGGTTCGGATTCCACCGGGCTATAGGCTCTGGCACTGAGTGCTCCTAACACGTTTTCCCACACGACGAGGCGGGGTCTGATGGTTTCGACGGCAGCGGCCATGGATTCCCACAGGCCCGACCGGGTTCCTGTGGCCATGCCTGCGCGCTTGCCGGCGAGGCTGAGGTCTTGGCATGGGCTGCCGCCGCATATGATGTCGACGGGTTCCACGGTCTCCCAGTTGATCTTGGTGATGTCGCCCAGGTTGGGGGTGTCGGGCCAGCGCGTGGCGGCCAGCTTGCAGGGGCCAGGTTCAACGTCGCTGGTCCACGCGACCCGCGCGTCAGAGTCCACGGCCATTGCGACGCCCATGTCGAGGCCCCCGTAGCCGGTGAAAAGCGATCCGATGCTGGTCATGATCGGGGGCTTTCATCGATGAGGCCGGCGAGGTCGTCGCGGATGTTCGTCGCGTGAGTGTTGCTGACATGGTCGGGGGCCGTGTTGGCGTTGGCGACGGCGCGCATCGATTCAGTGAACTTGTATTCCGCGTCCCTTATCGCCGCCTCGTTAATCGCGCTGAGCAGCCGGACGGTGGCCTCCGCGTATGGGCTCTTGTGGGGCCATGGGGAGATCATGCTGCGTCACCGTCCAGGCCGAAGATGTCGAGGGGTGCTTCGATGCCGTGCTTGAAGCGTTCCTTGATGAGTGGGATGTACCTGTCGTCGAGTTCGCAGCCGACCGCGCGCGTGTTTTCCATGGCGGCGGCTTGTAGGGTGGTGCCCGATCCGGCGAACGGTTCGAGGATCAGGGAACCAGGCCGCACAACCAGACGGATCAGGTACCTCATGAGTTCGAGGGGTTTGACGGTGACGTGCTGTACCCCCCCCACCTTCGGGCGCTCACTTGTGGGGGCCTTCGGTTGGTACCGGAACACCGGCCACACGTGGTCTGGTGCGCCCTGCTGCACGGCGGTGGCCATGGCCTCCTCGCCCATGAGTAGGTTCGGGGGGTATAGGCCGTCGTTCCAAGCCGACGCCGCCTGAATGTTCAGAGCGCCGACTCCGTGTTTGACGACGTTCGCAGTGGTGGAGTCACCTTCTACGGGGCGTCGTGCGACGACGATCGGCTCCCAGGCCGGCTTAAGGCCAAGGCCCCACCCGGCCCATTCCTTCGCTTCGTCGCGGATCGGTTCACCTGCGTTTTTCACGTTTCGCGAGGCCATGCCAGTTGCGGTGCCTGTTACGTTGATGGCTCGCACGTCTCGTCCTTCGCGTTCTTTGAGCACGTTCGCGGTGTGCGTGTCGTCCACTAGGGCGGTGACCCAATCGGGGATCTCTGTCTCCTCGAGGAGCGGGAGCAGAGCGTCCCAATGCGCGCGCGTCGGAATCGCCGGCTGTTTCGCCTGAGTCAGATAGTGCGACCCCATGAATGAGTTGGTCGCTTGGTTGATCTGCTTGCCGGTGATTCCAGTTGATCGGAGCCACGATGTGAAGCGCAGGAGCGTCTCTCGAGTTTGAAGCGCGCCGCGGTCAATTGACGCGGAGATGTCCATTCCGGCTGGTTTGCCGTCGGCGCGTATCCAGGCCATGGAGTCGCGGATTTCAAAGCCGGCGTCCTCGAGGCCGCTCGTGAGCCGGTGGTAGGTGCGGGGCGCGCTGAACGCGAGCATGTAGCCGCCGGGCTTGAGGACGCGCTTCGCCTCCTCGCCCCATGACTGCGCCCACGCCTGGAAGCCGTGCGGGGTGGCCGTGTCCCACTTTTCCCCCTGGAAGCTGATCCCGTAGGGCGGGTCGGTGATGACTGCGTCGAAATGCTGGTCGGGATACTCGCGCATGATGTCCCTACAGTCGCCCTGGTGCAGGGTGATACCGTCGTACAGGTCGATTGCGTTCACGCCGCACCGCCGTTCGGGTCGGTGTCGTCGCCGTAGTCGAAGATCGGGGCCTGCGTGTCATCGATGATTTCAGCATCGGCGACCGGCTCAGGTTCGGGCGCGGGCTGCGTGTGGTTGCTGTTGTAGATGGCGAGGAGCTCCGTGTGGAGTGTGGCGGCCTGTTCGTCGTTGAGGGCGTTGACGGCGACGATCTGGCCGAGGCACCGCTTGCACAAGGCGGCGAACGCGTCCTGCGTGAAGGACAGGGTTTCGAGGCCCTTTGCGACGCTTGCCTGCGCGGGGGTGAGGGGCTTGTCGAGGGGTGCGGGCTGGGATGGTGCCGCCGCGGGCTTCGCGGCCGGCTTCGGGTTCGCCGCTGGGGTGGTCTTGGCGGGTGCGGGCGCCTCGTCGACGATCTCCGCTTCGATGACCTCGCCCGTGTCGGTGATTGTCGCCCCGAAGTCTTCGGGGCTGTAGATCATGCCCATTAACGCTTCGGATGCGCCCTGACGTGCGACCTCGGTAATCGCGCGGGCCCTGAGCATCTGGGTCGGGTACTGTGACCAGGGGCCGCGCTGGCCCCACAAGCCGGCCTTGACGGCCTTGTCCTTGTCCCAGGTGACGGTGAACTCGAACTTCTTGTCGTCCGCGCGGATGAGCGTCGCGGTCACGCTCTCGGGGTTGTTTTCGACGATGCGCAGGGTGTGGCCAGCGCGGCGGATCACCGCTGCCATGAGGTCCGAGGACAGGGTCGCCCTTCCGTTAATGACGGCGATTGACGCGAGGGCCTGCAGTGGTTCGAGGCCGAGGGCCGCGCCCGTTTCGGCGGCGACAAAAGCGTTCGCCGCGTTGCCCCTGTACGCGGTGGGCAGGATCGTCGACGGGGCGAGCCGGGCAATGTAGTCGGCGCGCTCCTGCAGGCCGGCGGTGATGTAGGAGAACCCAGGGGTGGGGGCGGGCGCGAGCGCCTGCGTGGGGGTGGTTTTCGCGGCGGCCTTACCGCGAGTCTTAGTGACTTCGGTCGATGCCATGATCGGGGGTCCTTTCAGTAGGAGAGACCAACCGGGAGCAGATCCCAGTCGTCTAGTTCGTTCTGCATGTCATACGCGCAGTCCTCACAGACGTTGTGAGGGGGGGCAGTTCGTCGCCGCAACGCCGACAGGTGTTCATTCCTGGTTCCTCCTGCGTCGCTTCACGGCTCGGCGGCGCTTCGCTTCGTTCGGGTTCCACGACAGCCACACAAGAAAGCCGCCCTGCCCGTCCGTGCGGGAGTCCACGACCCAGAACGTGCCGTTCTTATTCAGGCTGTTCGCGTAGGCGCGAATTGTGTCAACGTCGCGTCGGGGCCAACCGCCGGTCTCGCTGTCCTCGTTGGGGACGAGGAACGTTTCGCCGGGGTGGGTCTGAATATGCCTACGCTCGGCGGGGGTCGTGATGCGCAGGAACAGGGGGGCGTGGGAGCCGATCTGCGTTTTGTTGGGAATCGGGGCCTTGCGGATCGTCACTGCGCTTCGCCTCCCTGCGTTTCCTCACGGCCTAGGAGGGCGGTGCCGAGGGCGATTCCGGCGGCGGTGGGGATGATGGCGAGGATGCCGGCGGCGAGGTTGCGCTCGTAGCAGGCGAGGAGCATTGCGAGGACGCCGTAGGTTGCGGCGGCGGCGGCGATCAGGTGGTAGATAGTTGCGGCGGTCTTGGTGTAGGCGGGGACGTCGCGCATGGTTATTATTCCTTTGGTTGATTAGGGGGTGGTGGGGGCCGCCGGGCTGCCAGCGGGGCGGCCCCCACACGGGCGGGTTACTTGGTGAAACGGCGGTTGATGCCGTATGTGGCGGCGGCCAGTAGGGCGCCCAGGGCGAAAGACCCGAGGGCGACCGTGATGCCGTCGAGGGTCGCGCCGGTCTTGGCGAGCTGAGCCACCGGGGCCGGGGTGGTGGGAGTAGGTTCGGGCGTGGGCTCAGGCGTCGTCGAGGACTGGGGTTCTTCCGAGGGCTTCGGCGA